ACTACAAAATATGCGCCCTTGTACACCTGCACATGGGTGCAATAGTTCTGAAATGGGCTAGGTGTGCCGATATCCCTCAGCGACACACATATTTGCTTTGGCGTAAAATCCAAATTCAGCGGTATTTGCACGCTTGAAGCTGCCTTTTCCAGCGTGTATTCAATCGTACCGCTTTTGACCTTGTTTTGGTTTAAATCATTTACTGCCTGTTCCGTTGCTGTCAGTGCGTCAACCAACGCCTGACGAACGTCACGGCCGTAAAATGCGTTTCTGACAGTTTCGATTGCCGCTGCCAAATCAACATTGTTTGCCATTTTATCCCTCCTAGTCTAGTGTGTGGTTTTTCGTGGTTATGCTATTGCACATGATATCACCTGTTTTGCCGTAGCACTGTACTGCGGTTTTTTCATTTTCGTTGTATAGATACATCGCCCTGTTATTGGTGTCAACTGTAAATACCTTTTTTCCGCTGTCTGTATACGTTGATATGTTGCCGCTGTTTGTATCTAGTGAAAATTTTAATTCGTTATTCCAATAGCCTGACATAGCACCAGCCTGCAGGACGATATGACCGCCTATCGTGCTGTTATCAATGCGTATCTCCAGTGGACTGACTTTCAACGTCCACTCATTGTGGGATAGCTGAATCGCACTGGTATTTTGACTAGACGTTTTTATATTTATCGTTCCGCCTGTGATAGTCGCTGATTTCGACGACAGCTTGTTAGCGACCACATTTCCGTTTTCGTCCACTTTGAACGTTCCGCTGCCGTTATTTATTTTCAACCCTGTCAGGGTCAGGGCGGTTATAAAACTAGCCACCAAATTGCCGTCGATGGTCCACGCATTTGTGTACGGTCCGTTTTTCGCAGAACCGCCGTCCGATGATTTCCAAAAACCTAGCCCATTTTTGTTTAATTGAATGCAGGATTTACAGGTATTTATATCAGCCGTATCCATAATCAGAATGCGTTCTGGTTTCTCAGAAGGATCAAGAATGACATGACCGCCCTCTGCGCCTGTTATCAACTTTGTAGCATTCTCGATTTTACTGTCTATGACCTGTCTATTTCTGAATTCGCTATCGTCAATAGCGGTCTGCAGGCTCTTGGTTTTGGCTGTCATGAACCATGTCATGGTTTCAAATTTGTCGCCAAATGTCAGCTCGGATTGTTCAGGGCTGTCAAGGTTTATAGTAATGCCGATTATGCGCAGATCTTCATCAATCCCCATGAGAAGGTTGACCACACGATACCAGCACCCCAACTCAAACTGTTCAAAATTCATATCAATTGTTGACAAATCAACCGCAGTTATTTTATACTGCTTTTTGGTTTTGTTCGCACTTTTTAGGAATGCCGTGGCTTTTGTTTTCAAAATTGACGCCTGTGTTACGTCGTCCCACGTCTGTGTACCGCTGATTACGCCATACTTAGCGACCAACGCACTATCTTCGATATAGTCTTTACCGCCGTTCACGCTGCCAATCGTCAGCCTTTTCTCGCTGTCGGTCTGCTTTGCACCCAACGGATATAGCCGTGTAATAACGCTCGTTTCGTCAATTTCACGGCTGATAGTTTTGAGATTTACCGCCAGTTCTATCTTTGTGTCAGTGCCGTGTCCGATATGCTCCAGATAGTCTATGTACACTTTGCCGTCTTGGTCTCTTAGCTGGATTTCACCGCCGAATTTTCCGACCAGTTGTTCAGATATAGCGTCCATAGTCGATACCCAATTGACAGAATATGTGTAATTATTTTCGCCCGTCACAGTGACCTGCCCGACCGATATGTGTTTGTCATCGCCGACCTGCGTATTGTGTTTGGAAATGAATGACGCTAGCACTGTCCGAATGCCTACCATTTTGTATTCAACATACGGCTGAACGCTGTCATACAGCCAACCTAAACGCCCCTCGCAGGTGACAGATTTACAAATCAGCCCTTGTTCGTCCATGCTGTCAGGACATTTCAGCACACGCCCGATAAAAACGTCTTTGCCTATGCTATCGTCCGTGACAGTGACTGATGTTGTCAGTGGTTTCAGTTTGTTGTATCCTGCATTGTCGGGGTATATGGTAAACGTAAAACTGTCAACGGCATTGACAGCCTTGACGATTTTTCCACCTGAAATGCGGTCAAGGTTATCGCTATGTATCGTGGTTTTTTCAGTACCATTTGTGATAGTGACAGTGTGCATTTATAAAACCTCCTCATGCAGATCCAGTGTGAGCGACCCGAAGCCATACGCTGACAAAGTATTCAACCCAGGCTGTAAAATCAATTCGTCCATATCGAATGGTTTTTCTGTCGGTCTGTATACCTTTTCGGATATATCAACGTTGTTATTTTGAAAATACGTGAATCCCACCTTGTCGGTATCATCAGCAGACCGCCTATATATCAGACGTGGTTTTATCGGCACGTCTGAATACAAATAGATTCTCAGAACACCCATAGGGGCGTGTGGAGCCATTTTAATAGCCGTCAGTGTCATGTTCGTAAGATTTAGACAGTCATTTTCAAAACTGAAATCGTCAAAACCCTTGTCTGAAAAATCGTCAGATATCTTATACGGCTGTGCCTTGAAAGTTGCTGTTACCTCAACATGATACCCCTTTTCACTTTCGGCACAGCTAATCGCTCTTGTCTTATAATGGTAAATTTCGGCATCGTCATATAGGTCACATTCGCCAGCCGACAAAATCCAGTTTTCAAAATCTGCCACCGTTTTCCGCAGGGCGGTTTTCGGACAGTCCATAAATACGAATTTGTATGTCAGTGTTCGTGTATCATAGGTAGGTTTACCGCCATTCTGATATGTGAAACATATGTCGCCATTGCGGTATGGTATAGTAGCCGATATATCCCTGATGTTTGGCGGCGGTGTACTGCGTGATGTCAGCAACGCTCCAAAATCGGTATAGGAATTTTTACCATTTATCGTTATACTAGACATTTTCAGCCGCCCTCCTAGCATTCAGATTGATTTTTTCAGCCATAGCAACGTCCATGTATGGCGCTGTTACTGTGGCAAAACGTTTTCCGTCAATGTTCATAACCACTGTCAAATCACCGCTCTTGCCGTTTGACGTCGTGCTGTCGGCTTCGGTTGATATTTTGTCAGCAGTTTTTCTTGCGTTCTGTCTGCCTATCATGACAGGATCCATTTCAGCCGATACGCCTGCAACGCTGTCAACGATAGCCTGTGCCTCGTTCACTGGTTCGTCCGCAGTGTCTTCCATACCGACAGCGATACCAGACGGCAGATACTGACCGACCTTTTTCGCCATAACCCTTGAAGGCGAATGAATGTCGAAAAAATCACAGAATCCGTCTATAATGGCACTTCCAACATCTTCAACAACGCTCCAGATTCCACTGACTGCGGAAACTAAACCGTTCAAAATGCCTTTGAGAATATTTGCGCCCAAGTCCAGCCAATCAACTTCCTTGAAGCCGTCTATGATAGCGCTGATTATATCAGGCAGTGCGTCTATGATAGCAGGAATTGCAGTCGGCAACCCCTGTGCTAATGCAACAATCAATTCCATACCAGCCTTGACTAGCACAGGCAGATTTTCTGTCAACGAATCTGTTATAACAGGTATCAACGCTATTATTGCGTTTATCAAATCGGGCGTGCATTTAGTTAGACCTGTTATCAATCCTGTTAGCAATTGGAAACCGCCCTCAATGATTGCAGGAAGATTTTCAATCAGCGTGTCAGTTATTTCTTTTATTAAACTAGGCAACATTGGCATTAACTGTCCGATAACGTCATTTAGTCCGTCAATCAGACCCAAAAACAGTGTGATTGCACCCTGCACCAGTTCAGGCACTAGCGTAGGGATAGTTGAAACCAACGCATTTATCAACCCGAAAAAGCCGTTAAGCAGTGACGGCAAAATTGAGTTGATTAGTGACGGCGCAGATTGTGCCAACGATCGAATGATAGATGTTAGAACTGTAGTTGCCGCTGTGATTAGTGTAGGTGCATTTTCGGCAAGCGTTTCTGACGCAGAACTGAACAGCCCAGATATAACAACAGGAATTTGTTCGGTCAAGCCGTCAAGACCGCCACTGTCATATGCGTCTAGCAAACTAGAAACGCCGTCAAACAGTTTGGTAAAACCGCCCGACAATTTCTGAACAGCTGGCAACGATTTTGTCAGAAAATCTGCTGCCATTCCCTTTGCACCTGCCATAACAGGTGTGAACGCAGTTCCCAAAGACGCAAGGGCGTCCTGCAATTCAAAACTTGCACGTTCATAGTCCAGCGTTGATTTATTTGCTGATTGGTATTCGTCATTGATTTCCGACAGACCCGAATTTGCCAGCCAATCAAGGGCATACTGCTGACGTTCTGCTTCTGACGTGCAATTCTGTAGACCCGCATTAAAATCATCAACGCTATCACCCATACGCCCGATAAGCTCTGAAAACTGACCTGTCGCAGCACCTGTAGCAAGGGTCTCCTGCAAGCTGTCCGAAAGGCTCTCGATTTTCAAGGTATCAGGGAATTTTTCAACCGCTCCGCTGAGTGCGTTTATAGCAGGCGTCATTTGTTCATCGCTGAAACCAACAGCCATAAGGTTTGACAACGCTTCAATGCTTGAATCGGACTCGCCTGTGATAGCCACCAAATCTTGCATTTTTGATTTCATAAAATCAAAATTATTGCCGCTGGTTTCGGCGTTTGTTTTCAGCTTGGTCATATCGCTGTTCCACTCACGGCTGGTCTCAACGTTTGCCGCAAGTGCCGTTGTTACAGCTGCAAGACCAACACCTATGGTCTGTGTGTATTTCTTGAACCCATCAGCCGCCTTGCCTATCATGGCTGTGTCTATTTTGCCCAGCGTTGCCGTGAACTTCACGGCTTTGCTTGCCGCACCGCCTATGGCAGAACCGACTTTTTCGACTTTCTTTATGACAGGCTCGACCTTGTCTTTGGCTTCTTTGAATGCCGTGCCAATGGCATTAACATTTTTCTTTTCGTCTTTCAGACTTGACAGCTTCGACTTCGTTGTTTCCAACTCACGCTGGAACGCACGATACTGTCCTGCGTCTATCTCACCCTTTTTATACTGTGCCGTGACCTGTGATTGTGCTTCTTTCAGCACGTCCAACTTTGACTTTGTTTCTTTGATACTGTCTTTCAGCAGGTCTTGTTTTTGCTTGACCAGTGTGACGTTGTTCGGGTCTAGCTTCAGGGCTTTATCGACCGCTTTCAGCTCGCTCTCCAACTCACGGCTCTTCTTGTTTGTTTCTTTCAGTGCCTTGTCAAGACCTGTGGTGTCACCGCCTATTTTTATCGTAATACCCTTAATGCTACTTTTTGCCACCTATCATTACCCCCTTTCCAAAATTTTCTCGCAAAGCCTGCCGGTCAGGCTTCGTCAGGGTCAATCTATATGCGTTATCTAGGTACTCTTGACCGCTCTCTGTCTGCCTGAGCCGTGCGATAAATGCGTCACGGCGTATCAGCAGATAGTCATAGTAGTCCATATCATCAACATCATATAGCGATATGCCCATATAGTCCGCAACTAATTTTTCCCACGTTGAGGAAATTTCATATTTTTCCCCCTCCCTATCCTGCGGTGGATAGTAGGGGAGTGCTAGTTTTTTGAATTTTTGATTTCTAGCAGATAGTCGATATATGTGCGGTAGAACATCTGAATGTCATAGATGTCCCAATCAGCTAGTGTTTCAGCCGTTATTGGTATCTTTGCGATGTTGTGTGACATCAACCTTGCACACATTTCGATTGCTTCGTCCAGCTTGTTGCCGCCTAACTTTGCAGATATTTCCCCGAACGCTTCAATCTCACCCTTTGTGGGCGGCATAACAAATATCGTGGTATGCTTTTCGTCAGCCAGCTCAATGCGCAGGCTAGGTTTTTGCATTTTATTGAAATTCAACGTCTTTGGCATTTTATACACCTCCAAAAAAACAGCCCACTGAAAAATTCAGTAGGCTGTGTATTTGTGTTGCTTATATGGCACTTATCGACTTGTCTTCTTCGATATAGGTAATCAGCGTTCCCTCGCTGTCGCTTGGCAGTGCTTTGAACTCTGCGTCGATAACGCTTTCCTTGTCCTTTGCGAACGCCAGTTCGATGCCGCTCTGGTTGTTGCCCACGATCATAACCCATATATCTCCGTCAACTGCGTCAACGTGGTGGAAACACAAAACATATCTCTTGCGACGCATATTCTTCAGACCGCCAATCTTGACAGTTCTACGTTTCTTGCTGGTATCTTCTGTAACCCTTGCAGTATCGCAGAGAACGTCAAGCGTGTTGCCGTTGAATACCATAATGCCAGTTTTCAGTGTAGCTTCTTCCTCTGTGATGATTGTCTTCTGGTGTGTGCCGTCATCATCACTTGCGGTGTAGAATGTAGGTTTATATGACAGGGTTGCGCCACCCTGGATATAGCCCAGCACATTGGCTTCGGTGCAGATAGTATCAACATCTGGCACTGTTTCACCGCTGAAATCCTGATAGTAGATATAACCGCTTCCAAGAATGATATTGCTTGGGGCTTTCTTTGTCTCAGCCATTTCAATTCCTCCTTTTTAAATTTGTGATTTATGTACGAATAATTTTTCAATAGATTTTGGACGTTTGTTATTACTATTTAACGTCCTTAAAATTTCTTTTTGCCAAACGCAAACAAAATCGTCAGGTGCTTGCAATTCCGAAATAAACACTGTGTTCTTCTCGCTGATTTTTCTCATGTATTTCCAAAATTCAGAACTGTCAAATTCGCCTGTTGAATAGCCTGTAACGCCAACATATGGTGGGTCAGCGTATACTATAGATCCGTCAGGAATGTCAACACCGCGATAATCGGTACAGGTAAATTTTGCTGTTTTAAGATTTTCAATATCTCGCATTATAGCATTCCTACCTTGTTTGGCATAGTTGTCACCTTTTTTGTTTCGGGCATAGCCGCCAAACCATTTCGCACCAAACGAACACCCAAAGCCCACAAAGCCAGTCAATGCCTTATCCTCGTCCTTATGCTCACGAATATATCTATATTGTTCTTCTGATATATCTTCGGGCAAGTCATAGCCGTTTTGTAACGCCTGATACATAGCTATCAGATATGGGTGTAGGTCATTGCATATAACATTTTCAAAATGTGATGCTAATTTTGTTTCGATTGCACAGCCGCCGCAGAACAAACTTACAAACGTCTTAACATTTTCCTTTTTTTGTAAGATAAGTTCTGAGATAGGTTTTGCAATCCTGCATTTGCCGCCTAAATATTGCATTGTCCCTTCCTTTATTTCAAATAATTGGTAAATGAATATCTTATCTGATACTCCTTGCTGTCTTCAATCCAGCTTTCAGACTTTTCCAAATCAAAATCTGCAAACTGCTTTTCAACAGCCGTTTCTAGTTCAACGTCGATTTTCCTAGTGTACAATTCAATGACTATCGTCTGCTCTCGCAGGCTTGCGGGGTGCATATCGTCTCCGCTGTCTATGGTGCTTTCACGATAAAACACACAGTAGGGCGTTTTCATTTCGCCACGTGATGAATAGTATGCGATTCTGTCTTGTAGTTCGTCGATAGCCGTTAATCGTGAACGTATATCAGCCAATGTCAAATTCATTTCTTCAACCTCGTTTCTATCAACTCAGGCAGTGCTTTTTGTGCATATTCCTCAACAGGTTTGATATGCACAAATGCTTTTACTCTGCCCTTTCCGCCTTTCTTTGCGTGACCGTGCTCCAGCAGGTGCGTCAAGTAGTAGTATTTTTTGTTTCGCACAACAACACGTTTGTTGCCCGACTTAGCGTATTCCGTTTCGGCTTTCCAGCTTTCGGCATACTTGCCTGTTCGACGTGGTGATGTGGCTTTCAGCTTTTCGACGCACTGGTCTGCGACCTCGTCGATACAGCCGTCAACTATCTTTGCGGTTTCTTCGCTGTATTCTTTCAGGTCATCAGCGACCTGTTTCGCCAGTTTGCTGACATCAATTTCAACCGATTTCATCAGCTATCACCGCCGAAACGTTCAGCCGTCAGTTCAATGGCCGTTCCTGCGACATATGTGCGTATGATACGATACTCCCGACCGTTGTAGAATAGCATATCTTCATCGTCATAGTCATAGTAATCTGCCATTTTGATTTTCAGCGTAGGTTGAAACCCTGCTTGTGCGGCACTGTAAAATTCAGACCGTGAAATTGATGATATTTGGCAAAATACCTCTTTGGCATTCTCCCAATCAACGACCTTTTCTTGATTTCCTATCTCGTCTGAAGCTATCTTTGCTTTGGCAATTTTTACAACATCGTTGAACATTGTTAAATCCCCTCCGTGTAGTCCTCGTTCAGACTTAGTGCGTCTCGCAAACGCTCGTAGTTCTTGCGGAAATCTACGCCTTTGCCGTTGAAATCATACTGCCATTTGACATAGTTTTCAATAGCCTTTTTTAGAATCGCACTGCAATCGTCAGCGTCAAAGGGAACGAACACGCCCACACGCTTCAAATCTTCCATGCAGGCGTCAACGTTTGACATAATGTCGCTATCTAGCTTGTTATGCGATATCCTCAACGAATTTTTCAAACTTTCTAGCATTCGTTATGCCCCCCCTTTTTGTCATGATTACTTGCTTTTCTTTGTGAGTGTCACAAGGCTGTTCTTGTCGACGACCTTGCCGTCTACCAGCATAACAGCCTTTGTTACCTGGTCTTCAGTGTCATTGTCCTCATATCTCTTGACCGTCATAGCAAGATTTGTGTTGAGGATATAGTCCTCAGGGCGGAAGAAGAATGCAACGATTGTATCAGCTGATACAGTATCCGCATAAGCGTCGATATCGTCTGAGAACACAACAGGTGTGCCAAGGATTGATGGCTGCATATCTCCGTTAAGACCATAGTTGACCCTAGCGATAGGCTGTCCGTTTGTGTCTGTCAGTGCCTGGATATCGCAGAATGTTGCATAGTTCATGAACATCTTAACGCCTGCTCTGTAGCCTGACGGAATTTTCTTCTTCATATCCCACAGAGTCTTGTATGTAATACCGCTTGCCAGTGCAACGTCCACGTTCTGACCGCTGACAACAGTTTCCTTTGTGATACCCTTTGGCTTGCCTGAACCGTCGCCCTTGATGATTGCTGTTTCGATAGCAGCGATCATTGCGTCGGCTACCTGATTAGCAAATGTTGTCTCAAAGAAGTCGAGTGATACCACAGAAACTTCGAGTGACATGGAGATAGCACATCTCAGCTTGTAGTAGCTGAAAGTGATTGAACCGGTGGACTTCTTCTGTGTGTCAGAGCTTGCACGCTCAGCGACCCATGTTGCAACTGGTTTGGCGCTTGAAGTAGGAATTGTCACGCCGCCCTTGATATTCGTCTTTGTGACAAGGGCATAGATCTGTCCATGTTCCTCCAGCTTCTCAACTATTTTCTGCATAGTTGTGGACGGAATAACAACCGCAACGTCAGTGGTCTTTGTGTTCTGTGCTTCGTTTGCAAACTTTGCAGGAATTGGTGTGCCCTCGAGAACATTGTGCATAAACGCAGTTCTGTATTCGATGCTGTCATAGATGTTTGATGTGTGTGTGATCGCATTCTCGTTCATCTTGTTTTCATTCCTTTCGATGATATTTTTCATAGTATCTGACGCATGGTCTTTTGTCATAGCGTTCAGATTTGCCTGTGTCTTTGCCGCTTTTTCAGCGTCATTCATCAGCTTTTCAGCTTCCTCAAAATTGCCCTCGTCGATGAGAGCCTGAGCCTTATCAAGCATTTCCTGTCTTGTCATTTTTATAACCCTCCTTTAGTTTGTCTAGCCTTGCCTGTGCTGTTATCTTTTTATCAGCACGCTCAGCCTTCATTTTTTCGATTACGTTTTGCGGTATGATATCGCAGTAAGCCGCCACCAGCTGTGACTTGACGTTCTTGCTTCCTGCAATTTCGTCTATCAGCCCCAGTTCGACCGCTTCATCAGCCGTCAGCCATGTTTCCTTGTCCATGATTTCCAGTGCCTTTTCCTTTGTCATGCCTGATTTGGTTATATAGGCATTTGCAATAGTTTCATTGGCTTTTTGCAAAATCTCTGACATCTTGTCCATGTCATGGTAATCACCTCTTGTCGCTGATGATACGTTGTGCACCATAATTTGTGCCGTCGGTGATATATCTGACTTGCCTGCACACGCTATCACACTTGCCGCACTTGCCGCAAGACCGACAACGTGTATTTTGACATCACCTGAATATTCACGGATTGCCGAATAGATTTCGGACGCCGCAAAAATATCACCGCCGCCAGAATTGATGTAGACCTCCAACGGCTCGCCTTTTTCAGTTGCCGCAGTTATATCTTTTAAGACCCTCGCAGGGGAAGTGGCGTCAATCTCGAAAAGGTCATAGATCCACTGGTCATCATTCGGAATGATTGTACCTTTGACGTTAGTTTTCATCGCTTTCACCTCCCTCGCCGCTGTCTATCTTTGCCGTGTCTAGTCTGACATAGTATTGATCGCCCGAAGGAATGTCAGCCAGATTGAACACGCTTCGGATTTCGTTTGCGTTCATGATACCTCTGTCAAAAAACTGCACCAAATTCAGCTTGGTTGACATTGACGCAGTGCTCAGATTGAACGCTTCAAAAACTATCTTGTTGCCATACCCTCTCTCGATACGGCTGAATAGTTTTCGTGTAAATTCGCCAGCCAATTCCATTACCACTGGTTCTATCTCCGATTCGTAATAGGCGTTGTATTGGTCTTCGGTGTAGTTTGATTGCACGATATTTGCGTTTGTGTTGAACAACGAATAGATACGTTGCGTGGTTTTTTCCATAGTTGACGAATTAGGCACATAGTCTTTTGCGTCAACTTGCTTTGCGTCTGCCTTGCTGTCGACCGCCGCAACACCTGTGCCGTTTTGAACGCTCATGAACTGCTCGCTGAATTCTTGCGCCTGCTTCTTCAAATCCTCAGGACGCAGGGAACTGGTGAACTTCAACAGCCAGCGAATAATTGACGAATTCTTGATAGCCTTGACAATACCCTGATCTGTAGTTGTTACGATTTCCATTAATGGTGTCAGCGTTTCACTCAGCCGTTCTCCGAAGATATCGTCCTTATAAAAATCACTACGCAGATGAATGATATCTGCATATGGGAACGTATATCTTTGCCCATTGAAAAATGTGAATTTCAAATACAAATCATTGCCGATATATACGCATTCCGCACTGTCTGCAGGAATAGGATATAACTCTGTAGGATAGCCGTTGCCGTCACGGATAATCAAAATAAATGCGTTGTTGTTCAAACACAACTGCGTTGCGACTTTTTCCAACATTTTCTGCATTGTCATGAACTCATTAGGTTCTTCCAACAACATTCGCATATATGGTTCAGGGTTTATCTCGATACTGCCGTCACCATTTCGACTATATGATTTTCTGATATGCTTTGCGGTCAGTTTTCCAATAGCCTTGACCTTTGGGCGAATGCAGGCACGCACCAAGTCCGACCGATAAACATTACCGTCCCAGCCATAGTAGCCGTTGCCGATTTCCGTCATCATCTTATATCGGGTCACTACCTGTGACCTGTTTTTAAAACGATTTATCAGACCCATTTTTTTCACCCCTTTCTGCCTGTAGTTGTTTATCATGGGAACATTCCCGACAAGTGAAATTCCTTAAAACATTTCCATGATTCTTTTTCTTGATAAACCTCATCATATCTTGCCTGAATGCCGTCAAGTGTCATAGCTATTTCTTGCTGATACTTCACTTCGGGATAGTACGTCACTTGCATGAATTTGAAGATATCAGGATTGATGTTCATACCGCTCTGATATCGTGCCAAAAACGCTTTCATTTCATATTCCAAGATATAGAAAAGATATCTCGTTCCCATGCTCTTGTCTTTCGGTTGAAACACGCCATATTTAGTTTCTAGCTCTGAGTTCTCACACAGATATCTTACTTTTCCGTCCGTGGCAGATAGCTGAATATAGACAGTGCCAGCTTCGTACACTTTACCCTTTTTCACTCGTTCAAATGTCACCAGGTCAAGCAATGGCTTGCGGTCTTTCTTGGCATGGGAAATAATATAGTCGGTGCGGTTTTCAAGATTTTTCATTTCAAGCCATGTTGCCATAGTTTCGCCAACAATGTCTTGTTCGGTAAAGAATTTCAGAAAATCGTCCTTGACCTGACTGTATTCATCATCACCGCAAAGGTCTTTAAGTATCGCCATGAGGTCATTCGTTGCCTTATGCACTTCAAGCTCACTTTGTATCAGCTCTTTGCAGATGTCTTTTAAAGGTGGAAGTTCCTCCTTTTCAAACGTGTCAACGTAGCGTGGAACGCTCAAGATGTAATCATTCTTAGCAACTTCTTCATAACTTACCACGTTTGAGAATTTTTCAACAGCACTGCGATTGTGATATGTATCGGCTATTTTCTGAATATGTTTGTCCGTCATGACGTTCTGCTTGCCGTGTTTTTCGAAAAGTTTTTCGGCACTGATAAACAGAATATCTCTTGTCTGCTTGCTCTTGCTGAACACGATAACATTGACAGGTATGCTGGTATTCAGAAACATATTTTCAGGCAATGAAATAACTGCGTCTATCAAGTTGTTATCTATGAGCTGCTTGCGAATCCTGCCCTCTGCGTTTCCTCGAAAGAGGACACCTGCGGGCAGGATATAGAATGCTTTGCCTACGTCAGACAGCCGTGATAAGCCGTCAAGTACAAATGCATAGTCGCTAGCTTTAGCAGGCGCAAGGTCATAGTCCTCAAAGCGTGGGTCTGACTTTGGCTCCCATTTCAACGAATAAGGTGGGTTTGATATAACAACGTCCGTTGCATTTTCCTCATATGTGTCAGCAACTTCTATGTTGCTAAACTCATCCGATTTACTCAGCTTATAAACTTTCTGCACTTCGTTGAGCAGGACGTTTTTTTGCAGAACCACAGCATTCTTATTTCTCAGCGCAAGGTTGAGAAGTAGCACAGGGATACTCATCTGCGACAATTCTTCGCATTGGAAGAAATTATCTCTATCCATTCCGACTGACAACGCTCCAGTTCCTGCACATATATCGATTATCTTTTCTGACTTTGGCGCCAGCTTGGAAATCAGCTTGCACAGACAATCGGGTGTATAATCCTGTTTTAGATTACTGCGGTTTGCGTTATTCTCTTGAAAATAGTCACGCAGACAATCGTTATTGCCGTTGAAACCTTGCTTGACAAATTCCTTACACAGCTTGTCTTTTTCAACTTTGTCAAGAAGTTTAGCAAGGAGCGCCTGCGGAAGTTCAAAGCTTTCTTTTATGCCAAATAGATTGTTAATTACTTCGGTTGTCACTTTTATCTCCTTATATCAAACTCTCAAATTCTTCCTGTCGATTATAATAGACCACATATGCGTCTAGTAGTGCCGCAAGTCCGTCTATTCTCTGCGTTCGGTCAGATTTCTTACACGGCTGAATGTTGCCATTGACATCTGTTTTGACAGCCACATTCAGGAAACACCATTTGTCAATTGGGTTGTTGTCGTAAACGATGTTGTGCCGCTGAAACTCAGCTTTCAAATTCTTCATTGGGTCAGACAGTGTTATAACACCCTGACGCACAGGTATTAAAACACCCTTGCCAAACTCTTCCTCAAACGCTTTTATCAGCTCGTCTGAAACGTGCCAAGGGTCATAGCCGATAGCCAACGGATAGATATCTTCCTTGTCCCTCAGTTCCAAGAACCAATCTAGGATAACACGCTTGTTGACCTTGTTTCCCTCACACGTCCTCAGCAGACCTTGCGATTTCCACAGTTCATACGGCACACTATCTCGTCCACGTCTGTCGCCCTTTTCAGCGTCAGCGTCAAGAACGGCTTGTGGTATCCAGTACATAGATTTTACATACAGCCTATCATCATCAGGCTTTTTGCAGATAGCCTTTGCGGCATTCAGGTCTATATAATCAGCGGCATCAAAACCGCCAATGAAATATCTGAACGGATAGTCCACGACAGTTTCTTCATTGTTCAGCTCGTCCCATCTCAACCAGCCGCTTTCGGTATTCTGCGGAAGGTTGAAATCTTTGACCATAACCGTTGCTTTGAAGCTAGGGTCATCTTTGGCTTTCTGCACCATTTGGCGCAGATAGTCTATTGATTTTATCGTGCCCAGTCCAGGATTTGCTTTTATCCAACATTCTTCCTTATCCCATTCGTCGGGGCTATCCAGTTCGTTGATAAACGGCAGAAACCTTTTGTTGATTTCCGTCAGCCGTCCGTATAGCAGATTACTCGCATATTCGTATTGGGCGTCAAAGATACCGCCACGGACAAAGCCGTTTGTGGTAATGCAAAATAAAATGGGTTGCTGTCTAGCACCCATTGCTTGTTTTATCAAATCATATAGATCTCGGTTCTTGATTGCCGCCAATTCGTCGATAACACCGCAGTGAACGTCCAATCCGTCAAGGCTGTTTGAGTTGCTTGCAAGGGCTTTTATAAATCCCATGTTCAATGGGAAATACAAATCGGCTGCACGTTTGCGAATATGCTTGCTCAGCAGCGGCGATTGTTTTATCATTTTGTAGCAGGCGTTGAAACCCAGTTTTGCCTGATCTAGCATTGTGGCGACGTTATATATCTGCGGTGAACCCTCTCCGTCATTGACTAGCATATCATTTTCGACCGCCGCAATTTCTGTTGTCTTACCGTTCTTTCGCCCTTCAATTATTAAACATTCGTTATACTGGCGTAGGTTGTTATCGTCAACAAAGCCGAATAATGCTTGCAGTCTCGCTTTTTGAAACAACTCTAGCTTCAACGGCTGACCTAGTTTTCCAGACGGCAGCTTACAGAATTTTTCTATAAAATCCGTGTGCCGTGTTGCAATAGCTTCGTCAAAATGAAATTCATCAGGGCTTGCAAATCTGTTCAGCAGCATTTCGGAAACCTTTTTCATTTTTTCACAAGCAACGATATTTCCGTCATAAATGCCAGTAAAATATTTTTCAAACTCCGTCAACGCTTTGCACCGCCCAGAAATTCCAACAGTTCGTCGCCCTCAGACTTCTGCAGGCTGTCGAGAATAATGTCTTCAACGGTCTTTGCCATTGCATTGTATTTTCCGATTAATGTCGCATACGCCTTGCTTGCAGGGTGCTCTGTCTTGACAGTAAAACCATTGCCGTTTGTCGCTTCGATGATTGCACCCTCTGCTTTTATTTTTTTCTGGTACTCACTCAGCAGATTTTCCATGTACTCCAGCTGATCTAGCAGCTTTATACCCAGCTCTCTCTTAGCCGGTTCACAACTATCCACAGCTTTTCGCAACTCGCTCAAATTCTTCTTGATTTTTGCCATTGTCAGATTACACCCCCTTATGTGATTTTATCGTGCGTAAAAAATGACCTTTGCCCCCTCGGTATCTTAGGAAAAAATTCACTCCAAATTTGAGGGGGGCATGGGCATACCCGATGCGTCAAATTCACATTTTGTTAATTTTTTAGGTGATTTTTGGTAGAAGTGACCCTCGAAATTATCATGACATTTTTTGCACACGAATTCGAGATTGGCATGGTTCAATGATACCTCAGGGTCACGAATGTTCGCTGGTGTCAACAATGTTCGGTGATGAACGATATATCCAGCACGTTCGTGACATTCTTCACAAAGACCGCCGTCGATTAGTATGCGTTTGTCAATGTAGGATTGGCGACACTTCTTCCACGCTGCCGAGCGGTAAAAGGAATATGCAAAGCCTTTCATGATACCGCCCCCATAAAATAAAAATGCCACACATGGGACACATTGCTAAGAGGTGTGTGTGGCTGATTGGTATCGGCGTCAACATCATCGCAGTATCGACCGATATATCCGCCATAGCTAATGCCATAGCGGAATCAGGAGATCTAAAACAAAAGAAGTAAAAAACATGGAGCAGGTTAAGTGATGGCGCACCGCCCCTGCACATTGCCTGAGGGCTAGCCACTCAGGCGTAAAAATGGGGTTGGCTTTTATTGAGGAGATAACCAACTGACCTTTTCACCCTATCGGGCTATTATACAGTATAGCAGATTAATAGCTGCATTTCACTGCATTTCACTGCACTCTTTCGGAACGATGATATGTTTCAGGGCTTCGCCGTGAATTTTATAAATCGTGCGTTCTGAGTAGTTCATATAGTCAGTGATCCCCATTATATATTCACCATTTTCTTTGTTGAATTTTCCAACCCAGCGTTGATAGAAAAGATACCGCCGTTCAAGAACCTCTCGCTGGTCTGCGTCTGCCACTGCGTCAATGGACTTTTCGATTTGCAAACGTTTGTCAATCAGTATCAGCGCCAGTTCCTGCTGTCTGCGTTCGTATTCTGCTATGCGTTCTATGGTGCTTGACATCTTGTCACCATTGCAACTACCATGACTAGCACCTGTGTTTTCGTATGATATGCCAGCGTATTCTAGCTGTGATCGCAGTTTTTTGACCTTGTTTTCGATGATTTTCACACGCCGTTCGATTTTATAGGCGTTTTGCAAATATTCTTTTGCTGTCATTTCAACCGCCTTTCTGCACCCTGTCAGTCATTTCCGTTGATATCAGTTCCGACAGGTCAATGCCGTATGTTTCTTTCAGATAGCTGGCGTTATTGTCGTTATCGAATTCAGCCGTGTCCATGATGTCAAACGTGCTATTTACTGCGTTGATAAATGCACGCAGGCGTTTGCCTTTCCAGCCGTACCACTTATCCAGCGTCCACAAAACAGTCGCCATTATCTGTTCTGTGATATCCTGCATTATCTCGCCTTGCAGTTCGCTATATCTTTTCTGCATTTCCTTTGCGACTTCTTTCTTGATGTCGCTTTGTCTGACGATGTTTGTTCGTGCTTTCATGGCATTTCACCAGCTTCCAGCAATTCAGGATTGTCATAAACGTTTCCGTCAATTTGTAGTTCTTCGCCATAAACGTTGTCAAAATCAACTGTGAATGTAGATAGTATCTTACGCATTGTTATCACTCCTTTTCTCCCACGCATTGCATTTATCCTTTCTGCTCACTGCGAGAAATTTGATCTTTGCGACATCACTTCGCTTCGCACAAAAAGTATATAGTACCTTGTCATGCTGAGGACCGAAGCCTATTGCGTGTTTGCAATTTGAACAGGTTTTATCCATTTCTGTCACCGTCCATTCTTGCTCCGCAAAGTGGACAATAAGTCGGGAACGTATCGCCGCATATTTCTTCTAAATCGCTTGCATAATATTCTGTTTTACATTCACTACATCTTGTACAGCCGTTTTCATACATTAATTCTGTGCTTTCCCACTTTCCATGCCTTGCTTCCTGCACGTCTGCGGTAGGCTGTTCGTTGATTATATCAGCAATACTACTGTTATCACCCAGAATGCCTGTTATGCCCTTTTCGTATATCGGCATACACGCCGCTGATAATTCGTTAATCAGATTGTCTGCGTCGATATATTTTGTCATCTTTATACCTCCAAATCATCAAATGTTAGCTGGTTGAAATCTTCACCTAGCCACCAGCGAAAAACGTCTTGACCTGTTTGCCACGACATTTTAGCAACTTTTCCAAGCTGTCTTCTACGTTCTAGCATTCTATCAAATGCCGTTATATAATTTTGTTTATATTTGGGATATCGTTCAAATTCAACGTATCTATGTTTTCCTGCCACAGGACAACCAATGCACCCTATACGATTAAAACCGCATTCATACAGCGGATTTGATTTGCAACCATAGTAGTGCAAAAAATCCCACACATCATCATCAGACCAGTCGACTATAGGGTTTACCATAGTTTTCGTAGTACGATAGCAGTGTTCAACCAACCTACGACTTTTGTCGTTATCATCGTTAAGAATTATCCCATCCTGATACGTTTGCTGATACTCTATGCCTATTTCATCAGCAGTTTTCATTGTAGTTTTCGGCTTGCCGATAATTTTTATAACATCAGCCGTTTCTTTACGGCGTTGACTTTCAGACCACCTAACACCCGTGACAACAACACGTCCTACGCCGCCACGTTCTTTTAATTCGCTGCAGCAGTATCTTGCAATGCGTGTCGGTGGCATTAGCTTCTTGACAATCAGATTCCACATTGTAATGTGATTGCCGTTCTTGTCATACGCCTTGTCAATTCTGACATCTGGCAGAGATTGAACATATCTAACAGTTTCGGGCGCATCAATGGTTGTCAGATTATGTACTGCTTCAAACTTAACTCCAGCAAGTTGTGCCAAGACTTTGATACAATCGCTATCTTTTCCACCGCTATACGCTAAATAATATCCGTCCGCAGGTTCAAACGCTTTCAGACGTTCGATAGCCTTTTGTTCTTTTGCACTATCCATATAGCCTCCTAAAAAGTTACTGTCACATTCAACACTGCCGCCGCTATCCAGTAGACGGCTTTCTTGTAATCCTTTTGCACGGCGTATATAATTGCCGCTCCCACGTCCAGCAAAATCAGCAGAAGCGGAAAAATGTATTCGGGTTTGATTTTTACCATGTTATTCCTCCTCATACGAACCTAGCCCCGACAGCACATCGAACATATGCTTGATAAACTCTATCAGCTCTTCACGGCTCTTCTTTTCAAATTCTGCATAGGGTCTGATGAATTTTTCCATTTCGCGCATAACACGTACACTGTCATTGAATGCCGCTATCACGTTTTCGTTAGGTTCGCTCTGCTTTATCTGCTTGTCCAGTTTCTGTGTCAAGGCGCTCTTGGCTTTTGCCGCCTGCTCTGCAGGAATATTGTTCAGTGTGGCGGTTTTGTACAGATAGTACATAGCCAACCAGTATATTTCGTCAAAGATGTTGCTATCATTCGGTAGTTCTTCACCACGATATGCTAGCTTGTCAATTTCTGTTCTTTCCATTTGTGCACCTCGTCAGCAAACCTCACAAAGGCTTTTTGCATTTTTTGTTTCGCCATTCAGAATGTCGCAAACCTTTTGTGCGATTTCTGTTGTTGGAAAATAAACGCATGGTTTTCTATCCGCAACAAGACAACCACCAACATAGTATGTACTGTCTTTCGTACCATAAAAAACGTAGTATTTTCTTGCATTGTCCTGCCAGTCAGGTACATAGTCAGGACAATAGGTATCGTGTAACCTTTCCAGTTTCAGTAAAAGGTTGATTTTATCAGCAACTTCTTCGGCACGTTTTCTTGTGTGGAAATAGTTGTTGCTTTCAAAAGATGCTTTATCCAAAAAATGGCCTGCTTCTAGTGTGTAGACAGCTCCAAAACGAGCCGTATTGAATTTACCTATGCAGTAGTATTCCTGTCCGTTTCCAACTCGCTTGAACTCTGGCTCTTCCTCGACCTTTGGAATTTCAATTCCTTTCAATCTTGCATAGGCGATAGCAACACCTGTGTCATAGTCAAATGTATCTTGTGGGCAACATTTTGCAATAGCGGATTTAACGGCTGTTGTGTCATAAACAATAACCACGTCACTGCAACCACTGTACGCAATCGCCTGCTTATCTTTTTGAAAATCTCTGTATGTCTTTTTGACCCACTGTTTAAATTCTTTCTTGTTCATTTTTTATTCCTCCTCATTTTTTTAGAACGGCGGCAAATCTTCGTCCTCAGCCGTGTCAACATCTTTGAAGCAGCCGTAGATCCTGCCCCATTCAGCATTGTTACAGCCGATACGTTTACAAATCTGGCTGTAGGCGACCTTGATGTTGTCTGCCACATTACCTGTTAATCGGTTTTTTACAATGGCAATTTTGCTTTGAAAATCGTCTTTGTCGTCGTCGCTATTTTTGCTATATGTTAAAACCAAATCAACCCTATTTGTGATGTCGCCCGAACCGCTGACACTATCTGCATTCAGTTCAATGCCGTCTGCGGTCTTGCGTGGGTGCGCTATCAGTATGATAGCTACGTTATATTTGACCGCTATGTATTTAACGGCGTTTACAAAATCGGACTGCGCCCGATACAATTCTTTGCTGAGGTCAACGTCCAGTGCCGTCATGAGGTTGTCAATTAGTATCAGTTTGACATTAAATCTGCGGATAGCTGTTTCAATCGTACCTAGCAATGATATTTTACCGTCACGCTTTGCATTATCGCCGTCAAGTTTGATTTCAGCCGTAACAGCCGTGTTGTCGAAGATGTACGCCTTATCGTCATACCAGCGGTTGATTTTATCGACCACATCATCAGGAATGTCATAGGTTTCGTCACCATATTCGTTGACCGAACGTATAACATTTTGTTTTCCTGCAATTTGGAGATCCAACCAGCGTTTGAAATGATAGTCAGGCAATTCTCCCGAATAAACAAAAATTGAATACGGATTGCCGTCGGGATCTGATTGGTCTAACGCATTTGCAATTATCTGCGATGCCAGTGTTGATTTACCCTCGCCACGTTTGCCCGTGATAACCACCACCTGCCCCATATAGATACCGCCGATATATCGGTCAACATCGTATATGCCTGTTTTGATATGTTCTTGTTTGTCAAGATTTACCGCCTTGACCTGCGATAACTTTTTGACAGCCGTGACAGGTATTTCTTCGGCGTTATTCACAGCGTCGCATATCGCTTTACAGCCGTATTTCTGTAGGATTGCATTTGCGTCCTTTTCGCCCAAATAGTCTTGCGCCCTAACGACTTTCAGTTTCTTGTGTGGGAATGACGTTGTGAACTGGTCAACCAGTGTTACGTGGCCGTGTTCGTGGTCTCCGAAAATTACAATTTCGTCGAAACTGTCAACAAAATCATAGCAGAACGGCACCCATGTTTTATTGCTCTGACCGCCTGGCACAGATACTGCATTATCTATCTGACAATCTGCCACCGACAGACTATCTATCTGCCCCTCTGTGACTATCAGCCTATCATGCTTTTCCGTACATCGGTTCATGCCGAACAGTATCGGTT